TACATTAAAGATTTGACCAAGTCTAAAACCTTGCCCAGGTTGCACTACAGAATTGTTTACTAACGTACTTAAAATTCTACCTTCAAAAACTAATTCATTAAGAGCATTATAAACATAGACCGAATCACCAACTACATATCTAGAAGCCAGTTTACTTGTATCTAAACTTACTTCAATATCACCACTTGCAAAGTCTCTATAACCAAGTATGGGTGTTTCAAATTTGGCATTATTAACTACGTAAGTAAGAAATCTTCCTGTAATTTTTGTTTTATCACCACTTATTATTTTTAACCCTAAAGCAGATTTTTGTGTCCATGTTCCCCCCGAAGGCACAAGAACATTTTCATATGGGTGTTCAATGTTAACTGTTGTATCAAACAACACTCTGAACAAAATATCAAACGAAAGGCTGCTACCCTTAGAAGTGTAAAGATCATTAATTCTTTTTATTAAAAATCTCTTATCACTTAATGTATCTAACGGTAAATCTTTTGCGTAGTTTTGTAAGAAGTAGTAAACAAAAGATGATGCTGTCTTATCAATGTCAGCATAAGATTTAATATTTTGAATTATTTCTTGCGAATGATAATCTTGCTCTAAAAACTTATAATATGCTTCTAAAAAATAAACAAACTTTTCATAATCAGTTCTAATAAATTCTGGTAAATTATATTTTACAATAGACGAAATTCTATTTTTTATTTTTACTTCTGATGTATCACCATTTATTTCTCCAACAAAACTTTGAGTTGAAGACGAACCCCCACTGAGTTCATTAGAAAATATTAAACTATTAGATGAATTAGATCCATCAAGATTTATTGAATTTAGGATATCAGCCATGTTTATTCTGCAACCACACTCACGGTTATTCCTGCTTGTGTTCCAGCAAAAGCATTCAATACACTATCGTCAAGTACAAGCACCTGTTTTCTGTCAGCTTTTATACTTTGGCTTGTATCTTGTATAGTAGCACTCAAACGGAAATCCGATATAGTATTAGGTAATGCTGTAGGTACAAAATTGTTCAAATTAACTACTCCAGAACCATAATTAATAGTTCCAGCTTGAGCAACTATAGTAACTTCATTTAAAGGATTAACTATTCTAATAACGCCTGACCCATTAAGGTTGGGAGGAGAGTCGTTTGGAATATCAATAAGTTGAACAAGTGTTTCTGTGTTATTAGTAATTAAATAAAATCTACTTGTAGTTAAGGTACCTGGTACAACTGGGTTTTGAAGTTTAATTGAATCTTGGTCTAAGAAAGAATTAATAGAATTCAAGAAAATATTATGTCTTTGTTGTAACTTCACTGTTACATTTACAGATGTGATAGATTGATCTGCTTCAAGAATTAATTTATTTAAATATGATTTGTTGAAATCTCTATCAAACTTTTGTAGCTGGCTAGTAAAATATTGAGTGACTGTATCTATAACATTTACTTTTAACTGATCAGAAGTTTTTGTTGTAATTCTTTGATTATATACGACAGATATATTTAAGTTAATAAAGAAAAATTCAGGGTCAACTATTTCAGGTGTGATAGCTAAAACTTTTTTATTTGCAAGAATAGAATTAATAATATTTTGTTTAGTTGTTTGAGAAATAAAGAATCCCTTGTATGGTTTTAAAGCTATAAAGACTTTACCATAGGAAGGAGGATCGTTATCTTCACCGCCCCACACAGAAACAGATTCTGCTTCGGTATACTCTGCGGATATAATAGCTTGATAATCAGCTGCAGTTACTGCTCTGTTTTTTGCTGCAGCAACTCTTGGAGCATTAAATCGTATAGAGCCAATACCCTCTTTATTTGAACCTCCAGTTGGATTAGTAACAGTAGTTACATCAACACTACTTGAACCACCTATGCTTGTAGTTGTGAAGGCTTGATTAATTAAATTTGAACTGTTAGCCAAAGCACCACTAGAATTTAAAAAGGTGATGTTGACAATATTTCCAACCTTCAATTTCTTACTCGTAATATCATCACCAAAGAAAATTTGATAGTATTCTGAAGAATTTTCTTCGAGGTAATAAACTTCAGAATTGTTATCCAAAGAAGTTATGTCATTGTTTAAAACATAAACTCTCGAAGAGGTATTGGTAAAACTATCTTGTACGGTAACTACTATTGTCGATGTGTCTATAGTCGTGGAAGGAATTTCAAACTTCTCTTCTGGTCCAGGATTGGAACAAACATTTGTTATGGTAAGTTGTTTACCTTCGACTACTTCTAAACTATTAATTGAGTAAATATCATTTTCTTTAAATACTGTTTTTGACTCTTGATTATAAAAGGTAAACGATGTTCCATCTAAGGTCACACTAAAAGGAGTGTTTTTTTCTAAAGTAATAAATGAAGGTGAGCCAGTTGGATTATTTACAACTAGGTTGAGTAAGGCTCGAGCGCTTCTTGTTGACCGTGGGGTATAACCAATTAATTTAGCAAGCGACACTGCAGATGATCTTTTTACTGCAGAATCCAAAAACATCTCATTAACAAGCATATTAGCAATATAAGCATTGTAATGAGTATTGTAGGCAAGTACGTCCAACAATACAGCGAATCCGGATCCTTCAAAATCATAGTCAGTAAATTGATCCTGAGCTCTTAAAAAATCTTTGAGGTTAGATTTAATTGTATCAAAGTCCAACTCAGAAATTCTTAGATTTGCCATTATCTTACTCTTTGTAATGTTGTATTGAAAGTTACTGGGCGTTCTGTATTAATAATCTTAAACGTAAGTGTCACATTTAAACTGTTCTCATCAGATGTTTCAAACACCTCAACATCAAGTATATCAACTCTTGGCTCAAACTTGTTTACAACATCCTGAATAGTTTTACGCATAACCTGAGAAGTTACAGATGAAAAATTCTCAAATAACAACGAAAATATCTGGCAACCTATTTCAGGATGAAATGGTCTTTCGTAGTTTTTAGTAGAAATTAAATTACGTAAGGATGTTTTAATTGCTTCTTCATCTGTTTTCTTAGTTATATCACCAGTCGAAGGACTAGCAGTAAACATTAAGTTTAAATCTGTAAAGCTCTTAGCATTTCTTGTAATAGCCATAGTTGTTATTTTTTAAAATATTTATAGGGCTTTAACATGAGTTATCCAGCAAAAACATTAGGTGAGCCAGCTGCAACTGCAGTACATCCACTAATTGAGTCCCCAACTCTTCCAGCTCCTTTACCATTAACAAACACAGTAGACGATCCTGAGGTTATACCTGCAGCATGACCTCTACATTTTTTTGGTCTAGGTATTAAATGAGGAGTATTTTTATCTCCTTGTCTTGACCAACCTACACCATTAACAAACACATTTGGTGATCCAGCTGCTCTTACCATACCCGAACAATGTGTAACATCAGAATCTCCTATTCTTGTAGCTGCTGGCATGTTATCCTCTATTGGGTGACTGTCTATCTATAAGTGCAACACAACGAGTTGTGTGTCTTGAATGGTCTGGGTCTACATCTTGTTCATATGTTATAAATGTAGAAGAATTAGCTAAAAAAATAATATTCATGGTCTTAGTCTCAAAAGGCTCCGGAGAAAATACAAATAAACTTTCGTAAGAAGCTGTATTAAGACTGTTAAAACTTGTAAATGTTGTTGTAGTGTTACTTAATGAATTAGATACAACTTGGTAAACATCATCTACTGCTATATCTTCTCCGTATGTACCTGACACAGTAAATGTTATATTACTATTAGATGTTGTGTTTGTTACTATGATATTGTTTGGAATGCTTCCAGTATTTTGCTCTACTACTGATATAAAAACTATATTAGCAGTTGTAGTTGGCAAGAAACCAAAATTAATAGTATTCGAAAAAGATACAAACTGAGTTACGTTAGCTATTTCTGGCATTTTCTTTCTCTACATCCATTAACTTTTGTAATTTTCCCAACCAAGAATCTATCTCTTCATGTTGTTCGTGTGTATGTGGAGGAGGTGGTATCTCAGGTAAAAACTTTATTACATGATCCAAATCTAAAGGTATATCCTCATATGTGGTATATGTTTCTTGTTTACCTTTTCTAATAATTACAAATTCATGTGCCATTATGCTAAACTCGATAAACCTTGAGAAAACGTTTTATCATTATATAATGTAAGTACTTGTTTTCTTTGACCATCTACGCTAAACGAAATATGTATCCAAGGCTGTCCTGTACCATAGTTTTTATATTCTAATAACAACTGATCATAATTTAAGTTGTTTGCTAATTTTTTAGCTACAGCAAAATACTGATCTTTTCCTAATCCAGGTATTTGAATATCTACAGCCTGACCTTTTGTATGTTGTGAAGATGGATTAGATGCAGCAGTAGTTCTAAATGCAGAATTAACTTGCAATTTAGGATACAATGCTAGAGCTGGTTCTAAAACATTTAAAGCTAAAGCAGATAAATTGTAAACCAGCTGACCATAACTTAATCCATTTTGAGGTTCTACTTTATATTTGGACACAACCGATTTACTTGAAAGATCGCCAAGTGTAAAGTGTTTAGACAATTGATAATTGTCTGGTAAGTAAGTCACTTTTAATAAGGACTCATCTGGTTTAATAACTGTAGAGTTAGGAGATGCTGGACTGTCCCTATCAATAACAATTGCTTTGTCATCTAGATCTTGACCAGTAGCAACACCAAGATTCTTTAAGGTTTGATGTTGTGAATTGGTATCGTCTGTAGATAAGGAATCTTCTCCCTTCAAACCAGCCTCATCCAAGTAATTACAGTTTTGTGGATCAGGTATAGTAGTATATACTACGTCCCTTCTTTCCCCAATCAATCCAATATTAGCAGAATTAGAATATTTTGAAGATAATGAAGTACTTGATGTTCCAGAATTTAAATGCACTTGTGATCCATCAGCATTAAAACTTCCTGCTGACTTATTATGAATCTGACTTCCAGCTTGATTAAAGATTGATGCTCCAGTCTTTACATAAGCATTTTGTAAAGTTTCATGGTAGCTGTTATTGTTTGCTTTAACATAATAATCTTTAGTAGTTAGGAATGCATTAATATCACCTTTCATATTCAAATTAACATCAGCCTCTATATTAATATTTGCGCTGTGAAAGTTAATTTCTTCTGTAGCAGATATATCAACCCTACCTGCAGCTTGCATTGTAATGTCGTTAAAGCTCTTTACGTTCACATCACCTTCTACCTCAATGTCAGCATCACCTCCCACATAAATTTTAACAGATCCTTTTACAGAAACAGATGCATCACCAGTAATAGAAATATAACCATTCTTATCAACAATTTCATAAGAACTTCCTTTAGCTCTTTTTATAATGCTACCATTCGGATCAATCTCTATGTAGGTACCACTCTTATGGTAAACATGAATTCTTTCTGCACCTGATGTATCGTCTATCTCTATAATGTGACCAGATTCTGTTTCTGTTACTTTGTTATATGGATACTGTGCTTTATATGATACTGGTGGTTCTTCAAACGATTGTCCATTAGGTAATTGTATACCTTTTAATCTTTCATTTTCTTTTTGCTGTACAACTGTTCCATTTATATCACCTCTTGCTAACTTATTAGTATCCGATTGGCCTTTATAATCTTTTGTTGGAAACTCTGCATTTGGATCAATAAATCCCTTAGTTTGAGTAATTAATTTTTCTTTATTCTCTGGACTATTGACATTAAATTTTTGGGAAGCTTGTATTGCCTTGCCTACAGCAGCAGTTGTAAATTGCTCTTCTATCTTGCCTAAAGCTCCTGTGGGGTTAGCAGCAAACAGTTGAGCTAAGCTACCCACATCACCAAAGAGACTGGTTATTTTGAAATTGCCAGACATTATATTAGTGGAAGTTTGACTAACCGAAGCACTAATACCCTTAGTGACAGCTGGCAAAGAAACTGAAGAAATAGCTCTTGTTACAGCTTCTAAATCGACTAAATTTCTTAAAGAAACAGGTAGCTTATTATTAAGATCGTTAATTAAGTTAAAAGTTAAATCGTTAGCTAGTGAACCAAGTAATTGATTAGTTGCGTTTGGTGTTAACCTATTTGATAGTTCAGCTGACGAAAGATTGCCAGTAGTAATGTTATATTGATTGTTAGGACCAATAATTGTTTTTGGTGCATTATTGATTGTCGAGTTCGAGTATGATTGTACTTGCTTATTAATTTGAATCGAAGATGTACTAGATACTGCTTCTACAGCAGCATCGAGTGCTACCCTAGCTACAGGAGGTAGATTATAAAAGGATGGGTTCTTAGATAACTCAGCAATTAAGATATCTTTTACAAAGTTTATGTTAAGTGCCATTTATGCCACCATTATTAAAAGATCTAATCGTTCACTTCGCCACCTAGAAGCTACTTTTGCCTGATCTGTAGGAGTAGAACTTTTAAATGTTGTGCTGACGGTAGCTACTTTATATTCTGTAACTAAGTTAACTATATCTTTATCGGTCAATTCACTTTTTCCTTCTAGTGGAACTTTAAAGAGGCTTGTTTTACCTGGGCCAAACTGAACAGCTGTTGACCATATTAAATCTTGAACCGGAGGACCAAATTTAGTTAAATCTAATCCCTCGCGTTTTAAATTAGATACCATTACATCATAATATTTTCTTTTAATGTAATCGTGTTGATCTTTTTCAAAAGCATCTTTTTGAGATGAACCTAGCTCTCTCCACTTAGCATCAAATGCTGGTGTAGCGGGCGATAGACCAGTAAAAAAAGATCCAAATCTTGATGTTTGTAAGTATGTTAATATAGGAGAACCTTTAGCTGATTGTCTTGCTTTACCACTAGGTCTAAATTCTGGAAGATAAGAAGCAAATTGATAACTGCCGTATGATGCACCACCTGGATCTTCTGAGTTTAAATAATTATTAATTGTCCCAGGACCTCCTTTTCCAGATTCGTATTTCTCAGAAGTCTGACCAAGCTCCCAACCCTCCACAGGTGGTGTACCAGCTGGAATTGTGTTTCCATCTTCATCGAGAACTGGATTGCCACTTGTATCCCTTTTGATACCTTCATTGGTGTTTGTAATTTGATCTTTATCATCTGCACCATTAAAAGCCAGTGCTGCTGCTTTAGTTCCTATAGTTCCAAAGATAGCGGGTTGCTGCATATCTTCTCCATCTAGGAAAAATCCAATAACCCACGTACCTGTCACAGGACCTAAAGGTGTTGTGCCTTTACCAGAAGTTGATGCAGATGTTATTGGTAGAATAGGAACTGCCCAAGGTAAATCTTTAGTAGGTAAAAACTCTTTTTGGTCTGTATGGTAACCATAAATTCTAACACGAACTCTTCCACACTGTTCAGGATCCATTCTATCTTCAACAACACCAATCCACCAATTAAATCCGTCTCTATTAAATATTTTTTGCATGCACTATCTCTTTAAAAGATCATCATTAATACCAAAACCCGAAGCACCCGAAGTAACCTTTTGATCAAATATTGGTAAATAAGTTAAAGAATCCTTAACAATTTCCATAATCATTAAATGTTCACTAGGAGTAATTCTATGGTGAACTGCTGTAATAAGATACCTACCTGAGTACAATGAATCTAAATGATTATCGTCGACTGCAATATCCTCTTCTGAAGCTGGACTTAGTTTTGGAAACTTAAAGTATAACATCCTTCCAACTTCTACATCGGTTCTTCCTGGAACTGTAATATTTAATTTTACATTAGTTAAACCTAATAAGCTACATTTTCTGTTTCCGTAGATATCCTTCATCTTCTCACTAATGTTATCTTTAAAATAATCTGTTTGGCTAGTTTGAAATAACTTAGGATTAACAGGATAAAAGGATATACTAGAATAAGGAATGCTAGGAGTATCTTTATCAAACAATGGCACGGCTGTTTCACCTTTACCTGACGAATGATAATAATTTTTATAATCTTGTATATAATCGTAATCTACTACTTCATACTTTTTATTAAACACATCTAATGTAATTAGTCTATTAGATAAGTAACCACTAGTGTAGTTTTTAATGTGATCATTTGACTCAACTAACTCAATATTACTTACTAAGGTTAGTTGTCTGTTTGGATCAGAATCACCGTCATCTTTTAAGTTAGCTGCTGAATAAGAATAAACTCCAACAATATTATTATCATCACTAGCTTCTTTAAACATTTTTTCTACAGAAGTAAAATAAAAAGCTTTGGTCGTCTCATAAAATAAAAAGTCTCTTGCTTTAGTATCTTCTTTAGGAATTGCTTTACTAGCTAACCAATTGATAATTTTTAAAGGACTCCAACCTGGAGAGACAAATTTAATGTTATTGTCAGTTTCCGATACTAGAAAAATAGTAGAATCAGTTTCTAAGGACAAATCAGTTTCGTCACTTGATAAAGTAAGATTCCTACTTTTTGCTAAAAACTTATTGTAAACGTCAAAAGCTAACTCTCCTACATTTCCTTCAAAACTAGTGTATACTGGAATCAGCATATCTTCAAATAATTCAGGAGAAGCAAAATGTAGAGTGTAGAGTTGAGTATTGTTATCCCTTACCACACTACGGTTACTAAGCCTGTATATTCGGAATGATTTTTTTACAAAGTCACCAACTTGTTCAAATGATGGAGTTTGAAAATGAACATTAAGATATTCTTCACCTATTATTGGTAAAAACTCTATCATGTTCCTACTATCGGAAAGAAGAATGTCTCCATATAAAGTATTAGAAAACATATCTTCGTAAATATTGAGCTCAACTAAAAATTCTTTAAGGTCAGCTACTATGCCACTACTTGATATTATTTTTAGTTCAACTATATCTATTGATCCAGCTCTATTAAACCCAGGGTCTGCAGCATTTGACATATTATCGTCTCATTAACTGTTCAAACTCAGTAACCACTGAAGATACGTATTGAGACTTCAAAACTCTTATTCTCCTTTTTGCTTCGTTAGCTCGGTCTTCTGTTGTGTAGAAAGTAACAGGTGTTCCGGTAATGCTTGTTGTAGAAGTTATAGTAGTTTTATTAGTACCTAATATGTTATCAGATATCTGATTAGAAGACTTGAATCCTCCTTGTGTAACAGTTACTATTCTAGAAGTTGATGTGGGTGCAGAGGTAATAAAACCAATGCCTTTTGAAGATAAATTATATACTACATCTCCAACATTATAGTTGTCAAAAACACTTGCATTCAAAATAACATTTCCATTAATTTGATCTCCAGCAGAATCTTCATAATGATCTATTCCATTAATGTCTGGATATTTTGAATTTAAGTAAGCTTGAAATCTTAAAGTATCCAATGGCCAATCAAATCTAGGATCTAAGATTTCATTCATGTGTAATATTAACCAGTGTAAATTTGTGTTATTATAGAATTTAAAAGCTACTATGTCTGGAGTGTCCCCATCAACTATATCATACTCATCATACGTAACCAAATTATTTTTAATTGAATCACTAATCTTGACTCTCATTAAAAAGTTTTGTATTGACTGCGCAGTTTTGTAATTGTCAAGTGTATAGAGTGTATATGGAAAAGTTTCAAAATACATTTTTAATGTCCGTATCCAGGGTTAGGTTCACCGTTAATTTCTTTTTGTGTTGATACTTGTTGTTTTGTGAGTAATTCAGTTTCTCTAAAAAGCATTGAAAGATTTACCTCAGTTGGTTTTCCATCAGTAAACGAAGAATATTGTTCTCCCCCATAAGTGACATCTAAAGATTCTAATACGCAGGGTTTAAATCTATGAAAATATTCATTCTCTTTATTTTGATAAACATAGGAGATTTGAAATTCCGAAGGGTAAATAAAGAATAGTTTATTTTTACTTAGTTCTGGGTGCATATGATATTTGAAGGTATCAATTATTTGTTTTACTGTGTCAGCTTCTTTTTGGTTTTTGGGCAAAAATCTATATTTAAATGTAAACGATCTAAAATCCACAGTTTGAAATAAAACTTCTTTGAATGGGTTTAAACCAACTTTAGCAGTAGCGCCAATTATATCAGCTGGAGCACCAAATCCAGCTTGTTGAGGAATTTTTGCAAAAGCAGTTAGTAAAGCAGCTCCACCCTCACCTACTCCTCCACCTGCACCCGCCGAACTATCTACACCCGAAATACTACCAACTAGTCCAGCCATAGTTCCCAAGTCTTTATTGTCATACTGAGTAGCATACTTTACGGCTGGGGGATCATTTATATACAGAGCAACAGCATCTGTAATTCTATAAGAAGTGTCTTGTTCCAGTAATTTTGTAGCACCTAAGGTCTTTAATACAGCAAGAGTTGCACCACCAGCAAGAACTCCTTGCAATAAAGCTTTTCCTAAACCTGGACCTCGAGGTACCCCAGCTGTAACAGCTTTTTTTGCAGTATCAGCTAATGATGATTTAGCTACACTAACTCCAGCAACTACAGCAGTTGTTACTGCTGCACCTGTTCTAGTTGATGACAAGGCTTCTTCATCTAATTGTGCGGAACCCCGTCTTTGAACTTCTGAACCTGCTTTGATTTTATTTTTGTCAAGCTCCGATTTACCTCTAATGTTAATATTAAAAAGAACGTATTGATTGAGCTCCTTAGTGCCTAGATAATCTGGAAATTGAATTACATCAACCCCAAACTTATTGTCCCTAGTTTTAGAAGACTTTTTTGTTTTTGTAGTAGGCATAATGTTCGTAATAAATAGTTAGGTTATGTATTATTTATCGCTATGTACAAAGAAACTTACAAAGGAAGATACAGAATAGAGAACATAAAGAAATATAAAGGTGATATTTCTGATGTAATTTATAGATCTTCCTGGGAATTAAAATTTATGAGATGGTGTGACTCAAACCCTTCCGTACTGGAATGGGGTTCAGAGACTGTAATTATACCATATAGGTCCCCAGTAGATAACAACGTTCACAGATATTTTGTAGATTTCTACATAAAGATCCAAGATAAAGACAAAAAGATACTTAAATATTTAATAGAAATTAAACCAGAAAAGTTTACTAAACCACCACCTATACCACAAAAGCAGACAAAAAGGTTTATTCAAGAGGTATTTAATTACGGAATAAATCAGTCTAAGTGGAAAGCAGCAACATCATTTTGTGACGATCGGGGATGGAAGTTTTTAGTTTTAACAGAAAGAGATTTAGGAATCAACTATGGCAACTAGCATTTTTGAAACAGTAAGAAATAATGCTGATGGTGCCAATAAATCTTTTAGATGGTACCAACAACAAGTTAGTAACCTTAGTAATGTTTCTCAGAATCAACTAATGAAAGAAACAAAGCAAGTCAATTCTGTTGTTCAAGGAAGAATGTACTTATTTGCTTACAACCCTAAGTTGAGAGAGTCACTACCTTATTATGATATGTTTCCTTTAGTGATTCCATTTAAAAAGTTGGACGAAGGATTCTTGGGTGTTAATTTACATTACTTACCTTACATGGTCAGATTTAAAGTATTACAAAGTTTAAGTGATTTAACTACGGATGAAAAACTAGATGAGAGTACACGAGTTAATTTGTCTTGGAGATTATTGGAATCGTTTTCTAAACTAAAACCAATCAGGGCATGTGTCAAACATTATCTAACTGATTTTATACAATCAAGGTTTTTAAATATACCATACCCAGATTGGGTTATAGCTTCACAACTTCCAGTAGAAGATTTTCAAAAGAAAGAAAAATCATTTGTCTGGAAAGAAACTGGAAAAAAATATTAATGTCTAAATCACATTTTAGTCTATCAAATTTTCAAGCTCAGGTTGCAACATCAGCATTGGCTAGAACTAACAGGTTCGAGGTTATCATTACTCCACCTAAAGTTGCCTACAGAAAAGACAATAGTGAGCTAGCTAGTCTTTTTTGTGAAGTTTCTAATTTGCCGCCTTTAAATATTAATGTAAAACCATTTAAAATGTACGGACCTAGTCACCAAAGACCAGTTGGATCTGACTATGGTGGTGATGGATTATCTATGACATTCCATTTAGATAGTAGGAACATGATAGAGTTTTTACCAATAATAGGTGAAGAATATCTTAATGTTCATTTTCA